GCTCTGGCTGTTCCGGCGTAATTAGTTGGAGGGGCTATCGAAAGGTAGCCCTTCCTTCTTTTGAGAGGTAAATATGGCTCTTTATAAATGTCTTCAAAGTGGTAATACGGTAGAGTTTGTTCTTCCCCACGATATTGAGTCAATGAAAGGACACGCAGGTTATGTCCGTATTGATGAAGAAAAACAAGATCCGCAAGAAAGGGTAAATATCCCTTTTTTAGCCCCTAAAGTTAAAGTTGGCCGACCACGGAAATCGGGTTAATTATGGAAAATGGATTGTTTGGGTCTAAGTGTCCTATTGCTACTCAGGACGTAGAAATTAACCTTAAAAACAGGAATCATGCTTTTAAAGAGTATGGTTACGGGCCTGCAAATCCAAACGAACCTAATGATGCGTTTTGGCTTAAAAAAGCCAAAATGTATAACGCTCCCACAGATCAAATAAAAAACATGCGTTGTGGGAATTGCGCTGCTTTTATTCAAACTCCTGAAATGCTTGAATGTATTAAAAATGGCATGGAAGGTAATGAAAAAAGCCCAATGGAGTATGAAGAACAGGTTATTGAAACAGCTAAATTGGGTTACTGTGAACTGTTCCATTTCAAGTGTGCTGCCGACCGCACTTGCGATGCTTGGTTAGTCGGTGGCCCCATTACGAAAGGCAAATATGAAAGCAACGAAAGGTCAGAAGAAAGTAGCTAAAGTAATGCGTGAGTATAAGGCTGGAAGTCTACATTCTGGAAAGAAAGGCCCAGTTGTTAAGTCAAAGAAACAAGCTATTGCTATTGCGCTTTCTGAAGCTGGAATGGCTAGGAAAAAGAAAAAGTGATTAAGCGCGGAAAAGAACAGTTTTCTGGATATAACAAGCCTAAAAAAACTCCAGATCACCCAACTAAAAGCCATGCTGTTTTAGCTAAGTCTGGTGATACTGTTAAATTGATTCGTTTTGGTCAACAAGGTGTATCCGGCTCTCCTGCAAGACCTGGGGAGTCTGAAGCAGACAAAGCTAGGCGCAAATCGTTCAAAGCTCGTCACGCAGAAAATATCGCAAAAGGTAAATTATCTGCCGCTTTTTGGGCGGATAAGGTTAAGTGGTGATTTCCTTTTGATTTATGGTATTCTCTGCAAAACCTCTAGGTGACAACCCGCATCGGGCCTCCTTACTGATATTTAAGGATTTCTGATGCGGGAATATTCTGTAGGCGCAACCCCAACTGCCGGATCTACAACGACACTGTACACAGTGCCGACGGGGTATCGCTCCCTCTGGAATCTTTCGTATATGCACAACACTTCTGGTTCTACCAAGAATTTAACACTTACTTGGTATGACTCTAGTGCTGCGCTGACTTACGACATTCTTAGTCAGTACAATTTTGGTTCTAAAGATTATTTAACGCTAGATGGCAATGCTTTAGTAGTGCTTGAGGAAGGCGATCAAGTCAGAGTTACGCCAGAAGCCGGTAGCACGTTTACCGTGATTTTGACGCTTCTTCTTAAAGGAAATCAAAGAGAATGAGCAAAACATATTTACAAGCGGTTAATGATGTTCTTGTCAGGCTCCGTGAAGTCCAGGTATCTACCGTTACGCAAACGTCTTACTCTACTCTCATTGGTAGGTTTGTAAACGATGCAAAACGCCAAGTCGAAGATGCTTTTAACTGGAACGCATTATTTACCAATGTAACAGTAACTACCTCTGCTGGAGTTAGTTCATATTCTGTTACCGGTAGTGGTAATAAGTTTAGGGTTTCAGATGCTATCAATGTAACATCAGAGATTCCTCTGCAAAACATTTCATTTGCTGAAATGAATAGGTATTTGAGCTTTGGTACCCCTGCTCAGAATATCCCTACTTACTATGCTTTTAATGGTGTTGATGGAAGTTACGACACGAAAGTAAACGTATTCCCTGTCCCTGATAGTGCTTACTCGCTTAAATTCTCTCTGATTATTCCTCAAGCGGAATTATCTTCAGACTCTACTGTTATTAAAGTAGCCGATGATCTAGTAATTCAAAATGCCTACGCTAGGGCGTTAGTTGAGCGCGGTGAAGATGGTGGACTTAATGGTTCTGAGGCTTATCAACTTTATCGTCAAATGCTCTCAGATTACATTGCTTTAGAAGCTACTCGCTATCCTGAATCTCAAGAGTTTATTGCTATCTAATGGCGCAACAACTTCAAATATTTGCTATCGCAGCCCCAGGGTTTTATGGATTAAATACCCAAGACTCTCCTTTAGACTTGGCCGCTGGTTTTGCTTTAAATGCTACGAATTGCATTATTGACCAATATGGACGCATTGGATCTCGAAAAGGTTATACAAAGGTAAATTCAAGTTCTGGCGCTGTTGGATCAAACAACATTCAGGCTTTACACGAGCTTGTAGAATCAGATGGAACTACAACTATATTATTTGCTGCGAATAACAAGTTATTTAAACTTAATTCCAGCAATGTAGTTGTTGAGCTTACCTACGGTGGCGGTGGATCTGCACCTACCATTTCTGCTAACAACTGGAGTATTGCGACATTAAACAATATCGCATACTTCTTTCAGACTGGTCACGATCCGTTAATTTACGATCCAGCAGTTAGCACAACTACTTATCGCAGGGTATCTGAAAAGACTGGATACTCTGGTACTGTTCCAAGTGCAAACATTGTTCTCAGTGCTTATGGCCGCTTATGGGTGGCTAATACATCTACTGATAAAGTCACAATTTCATTCTCAGATTTACTTGCTGGTCATATTTGGAATACTGGAACCGCAGGAAGTCTTAATGTATCTAGGGTTTGGGGTGAAGGTGTTGATGAAATCCAATCTCTTGCATCTCATAATGGATATTTGTTCATCTTTGGCAAGAATCAAATTCTTGTCTATAAAAACGCAACAACTCCTGCCGATTTAGTAATTGATGATGCAATTATTGGAACTGGTTGTATTGCTAGAGACAGTGTTAAAGCTATTGGTACGGACATACTGTTTCTTTCCAATACTGGCGTTCGTTCGTTAATGAGAACAATTCAAGAGAAATCACTACCTTTCCGTGATCTTTCAAAGAATGTACGCAACGACTTAATGGATATTGTTGCAGGTGAGGATTTAACAAAGATTAAGTCTGTATTCTCTGAAAGAAACGCAATTTATCTGATTACTCTGCCTTCTGTAAAACAGGTTTACTGTTTTGATACCAGGGGTCAATTACAAGACGGATCGTTACGAGTAACCGTTTGGAATTCTATAGATCCAAAAGCTCTTTATTCCAGAGCTAACGGAGATTTGTTGTTTGGTAAAACTGGTTATGTAATGAAATACACCGGTTATCAAGATGACGGTTCTTCCTACAGGATGCAGTATTACACCAACTACGCAGATTTAGGAAACGTATCTCAGACTTCTGTTCTTAAAAGAATCTCTATTGTTGTTATTGGCGGAACAAATCAATACGTCACTTTTAAATGGGCGTTTGATTTAACTGATAATTATTTATCTGATAATGCCTTAATTCCAATACAAGGCATTTCTGAATATGGTGTTGCTGAATATGGTGCTAATGGCTCTCCAGTTGCCTACTACAGTGATGGACAACTTATACAGACCTTAACTGTATCTGGTACTGGAACCGGAAAACTGGTTCAAACCGGATATGAAGCAAATATCAATGGCGCTGCATTAAGTATTCAAAAGATTGAAATTCAGGCCAAAAACGGAAAACTTAGCTAGGAATAATTATGAGTAACTATACCAAAAGCACAAACTTTGCGACGAAAGATACTTTACCTGCTGGCGATTCCAATAAGATCGTCAAAGGTACTGAGATTGATACTGAATTCAATAACATTGCTACCGCTGTTTCTACGAAAGCAGATACTGCAAGCCCCACGTTTACCGGAACAGTAACGCTCCCTACCGGAGCCGTTGGAGTTACTCAATCTTATGGTGATAACGATACTTCTTTAGCTACAACTGCTTTCGTTCAGGCTGCTTTGGCTGCTGTTTATCCTATTGGATCAATATATACAAATGCTTCAGTAAGCACCAATCCTGCAACACTTTTAGGTTTTGGAACATGGGTAGCTTTCGGTGCTGGCCGCGTTATGGTTGGTTTGGATGCCGGCAATGCTGCATTTGATACGGCAGAGGAGACTGGCGGTTCTGCTAATTCTATTGTCGTAAGCCACACACATACTGCAACTTCTACTGTTACAGATCCTGGGCATGTCCACAACGTCGATCTTGGACAAGCTGGATCAAATCAGGGAAAAATCAGTAACGGCTATCTTGCTGCATCTGGAAGCATTGATGTTTCTTCGTCGGTTACTGGTATTACCGTTGCCACAACGAATAGCACAGAAGGTTCCAGCGGCACTAACGCAAACCTGCAACCGTATATCGTTGTTTATATGTGGAAACGGACTGCGTGAAGATACCTGTAATTACAACTGATTATTACATTATCTACACAGAAGACGTAAATGGTTTG